CATCCCCGGCCCGCCAGATGGAGGGAACATAGAGAATTGACCCATTGCATCGACTTTATCTTCCATAGGGACAACTTTTAAATTTTCTGGTCTAAGTACTCCTAAACCAACTGGGACTGTATTTCGTATTCGCTCTTCACGCTCTGCTCTTTGAGCGTCTATAATGGCTTGAGCCCTCTGCAAAGCCTTCTTATCTGCCGGATGACGCTTATTGAACTTCTCAAACGACATATCCCCTGACTTGAGAGATTCGAAATCTCTTTCCTTAGCCTGTTGGTGCATTGCTTGTCCCATGATAGCTGGATTTCCCATGAATCCCTGACCGGTCGTAAATCCTGATCCGGCTACAGCTAACTTATTTCCTAGATCATCAAGACCTTCGCTTTTTCCAGTAACTGCAAATTCTGCGATCATTTCTGCGAGATCTTCCCCTGCTAGTGCGCCAAATCCACCCATTACTAGTGCGCCTAGAAATGATCCTATCGGTCCACCCACCATTCCTGCAAGTGCGCCAAGTTTTGCTCCACCAAAACCACCCGCAATACCACCTAAAGCACCCGACAGTTCTTTGATAATTACGTCTTCACTTTCGCCGTTAGCTATTGCGTCATAGACATCAACCATAGAAAATCCTACAGATGCGGCCGCACCCGCAAACTTCAGCAAACCAGCATACTTAGATACATTCATTTTATCCAGTTTAGCTAGTGCCGCTTTGATATCATCGTTAGATACAACGTGTCCCAACTCGTTTATTGCCTGCCCATTACTATTGAAAGCCAAAAATCCAGGCAGTCTCATTCCCTTATTAATGAGATCTGTTTGACGCTTATTAAGCTTATCGTTATTTTTTGCTCTTTCGTCCCGATTATCTTTATTATTCTTATCATTATTTTTAGTATCGTTCTGTCCAACGCCAGCAGTAGTATCAGTTACATCATCTATAACCTCATCGACAGGCACACCCTTTAGCTTGGCTGCCGCCGCTTTCGCTAATGATATAAGTTTACTTTGTAGATAAAACCCAAAGCCAACTCCAAGAATACCTCCGACAGCTTCTAGTGTCTCATCAGAAACTTCTACTCCCGCAATTGCTCCATCGTCCTCACCATCGAGTTCGTCTAATTTACTGCCAACCTTATATGCTAAAGACGCTAAAAATGCAGGCAAAGCCCATCTCTTGTTTATAGTGGCCGCTATTATAGCATTTACTGCGGCAAAGTTAATTCCGCTTGCTATGTCATCACCAACTTCTGGATCGACACCCATTTTATCTAGTGATCTATTTACTGCACCCTCAATAAAATTACCAACAGCAGGCGCTATAGCAGCCGCAATTCCTAATCCAATTACTTTTTTACCCAGACCTTTAAAGAACTTTTTAGTAGACATTCCTGCAATTGTTCCGCCCAGTAAGCCAGATAGGGCACCCATCAGTCCTCCGTTATCAAGCAATCCACCACCACCGCCGCCTGCTTCATCATCCTTTTTGGGACTAGTTCCAGTTCCTGTTCCTGCTCCGTTACTGTCCTTTCCATCACCTTTGTCATTATCATTGTCTGATACAGATCCGGCCAATCTGGCTCGTTTAGCGTCTTCAGCCGCTTCCTTATCCCTTTCTTCTGCGCTTTGAAATAGTTGTGTGTGACGTTTTAAAGCGGAGTGCATACTGTCTAAAACTTGGACTAGATGCTCATGACGAGCGTCTTGCACCGCCTGATACTCTGCACTTGGCATGGTAATTGCTTTTACGATATTGTCTGACATCTCTTAGTCCTTAAACTTGCTATCTATCCAACATTTACCATAGTACAGCACTCCTAACCAAACAGTGAATAATACACCGTCTAGATACGAGAGAGTTTCCCATGCTTCAACTGGATTCATTTTATTTCTTCTTCATTGCTTGTGTACCAAAGAAAGCCGCAACGATACCTGCGACAGCGACAAAGTATGTCGGTGCCATACTGCCTAATGTTTTCTGCGCTTCATCTAATCCTGCTAGAGATGCTAGAACAACAGCAAATGGATAGAGTAATAATCCGCCAAGAGCGAACCATGTCATGTTACGCTGTGCGTCACGCATAGCATCAGCATCTTCTAGCTCTTTACGTTTAAACTCTAAGTATAACGCCTCTTCAGCATCACTTACTTTACCATCACCGTTAGTATCGGCTGGGTGAAATACTTTATCTTTTGTCTCTTCTGACATAACTGCTCCGTTATTGTTGTTGTTGAGCCTTCTGCTCTTCCAAAAGATCTATTAGCATATCAACGTATATATCACGCTCATATGGTATTAGTCCTTCTAATTCTGCTATACTGTATTTATGATGTTGAGCCAGGGAAAATATTGTTTTATAATACAATCCTAAGTTAGTGTGACTCAACGCTAGAGAAAAAAACTTTCTGTACCTTTAAGTAACATCGTTTTCTCATCACCATTAGTGTTTGTATATTCCAAAGTATATGATAACTGTGGCATAGTCTCAAAGAAGTTTTTCAAAGCTACTGTTGCTTCGCCTGGTAAAGACCCTAGAAAACTATCCACTTCATCCTTACTGAAGTCCTTTAAGTATTGAACTTCATCACCTACGACTACGGAGTCAATGCATCCCAACATCACATCAAACAGCACCTCTCCCTGATTGACATCTGGATTAGCAATCGACAAAAAGTCATTTAGTTGCTCTAGCTTAGGGTATCCCATGACTAGCTGAGTATCTTCATCAACCGTAATAAATTTCGTATGACCTTCTGGAATGTCTAGCTTCACGTTTTCAATATCTATTTCACATTCAACAGGATCTTGTGTGTCTGGATCTGTTACTGTAAATGAAAGAGTATTATTGACGGACTTAGCCCTGATCTGTAAAAGAAGATACTCCAAGTCAAACATGGGTAGATCTTCGGCATTAATATCCCCTTGACAGCAATTAGTGATTATCTGCTTCATTGCTAAAACTATTTGCTCTGACTCTTGTGTCTCTTGAGCGATCAATAATATCTTTTCTTCTTTTACTGTAAATGGTCTATATTTAACTACTTCACCAGACGAAACTATTTTAGTCTCAAAAAGTGGCATATCAATCTTTGGTAATCCCATTGCACTATACTCCTATAATATATTAATTGTTTAAGTTTTAAAATCTGTCTAAAAGTGTATTTACTTTATTTACTTGGTTGATAGCATCCTGTATTCCTCTGGGTTTTTTAATTCCCTTGATCGTTTGTGCTACTGAGTTGATACTGGAGAACCAACTCAATATACCGCCAAACGCAGTACCCTCTCTATCGTCTAAAACAATACCCGTCTTAGATCCAGTTACGCTCATTTCATCGTAAGTAAATCCGACAGGTAGAGTAAGAACTTCACCATTATTTTCCCATGCAGGATTGATGCTACCTACTTGAACAGGATAAAGTCCACTAAACTCGTACAAATACTCAATAGATTCTGAGTTAAATGAATACACTGCAACTTTCATTGTTGTTGCATAGTCTTTCTTATATCCCATCTCGTATGGTAATTGATCAGCCACGCCAGCGAATCTACCACCACTTGTGTCGAAGTTTATAATAGCTTGCATCCATCTATGGAATAATTTCATAACAGCAAAGTCAGAATCGACCATAAACTGTGCAGGCATAACAGGAAAGTTTAGTGCTTGAGGGCGCCTAGCAGTTGCACCGAATCCTTGATGCTGTATGTCAGTAGTCACTAGATCTAGTTCTGGTAGGGTTACACTTTTACAGTAAAATGTTATATCTTTTGCTATATCCAGATTATCTTCTACAGATGTTATCTCTGCGAGTAATGCTCTAGGTAACTGAAAAGTAACAGCAAACAGATTATTCTTTGCTACGCCACGTTTATTTAATTTTGCACTGAAGTCTTGTAAACTGAATGCCATTGTTAGTCCTATATCTTTCTCTTAGACTGTGCAAATACAGTCGATTTAGATGCACCAACAAATCTTTCTGTCGGCAAGAATAATGCGATATCCCATTCTGATGGATATACATACATAAATTTACTTTGTACTTGTGAGTTCAAATATCTCTTAACACACGGCTTGAATGCTTCAAACTTAGCCGCTTTATTTAATATTTGATAGTTAATTCTGAGTCTTGTAGTCTCATCATATTTACTATTGTTAGCTGTCTCATATAAAGCGTCCATCAACTTAGCACGAAGTGGTAAAGGTAGATAGTGCATATTCAGTCCATAGAATCCACCCTTAACTGTCTTGAACGGAAATATTAATGGAAGTCTATCATAATACGGTAGTTTTGCTCTAGTCTTCGCCATGTACTCATACATATACATACCACCAATAAGTGGACGAGAGGACATTCTATCCTTATCACTCTTTGCTCCAAAGAATTGATTCTCTTTTACATTCTTATACTGTTTAGCTGTCCCACGATACCAATCACGAGCCTTAGCAGTCCGAGCAGGAATCTGTCCCTGTCTCACACCTTTGGTTAATATTTCGTCAAATAGTACAGCCATTATAGTGTTACAATACCTTCAGCGATTAATCGCTCTCTGTTAGCCATATGTTGCGCTTCAACGTCATCCTTTGATCCACCAAAGTAAGGAACAGCATGACCTTCTTCAACTAATATTTGAGTAGCTGGGCGCCATGCATCTGTCTTAGCACAATATACATCAAAGTCTCCTAATACACGCCCAAACTTACCACGCATATCTTCACCTTTCTTACTGATCTGTGTCTTCAATACTGGATTCTTTCCTAGCAAAGACTTTAGTCTTGCTTTAGATGCTAGTCCAAACTTCTTCTCAACTTTGTCTCGTGTTCTTGATTCTGGTGTATCAATGCCCATAATACGGACACGTTCGTTATATAACCAGATACCAAATCCTAGATCAATATCTACATCTACAGTATCGCCATCAACGATCTTCACTACTTTAGTTTTATATTCGTACATTATTTAAAAATCCTTGTGTTTATAGACTATTTATACGTTAGATATTATTTTATTCCTAACTCTTTTTCTGTTATAATAGAGAACTTCCAGCCCCTATCTTTACAATATTCTTCAGCCGCAATCCATTTAGCAGAGTTTGTTCCATAAGTCTTGACTTCATTTATATATCGCTTAGTCGGCTTATTCTTTTTAGTGTTCTGAACTTTTGGTGCTTGAGTTTGTGCCCATGGTTTTACTTCAATCAATATCTTTTCTTTCTTTCCGTGATATGTTTTCTCAACATAAAAGTCTGGAAAATATCTATGCATCTTCCCATCTATTGGTGATCTATACGGTACAATTATTTCTTCACTATTCCATCGAGTAACATGGGGGTGCTTATCTAAATAGCGCATGAGTTTAAGCTCCCATCCACTACGATATATTATATTGGACGGATCACCCTTATACTTTTGTGGATTGTCGGGCTTAAATCTCCCTTGATAATACTTAGACACTTTCTCTCCAATACATATAAATAATCAACATAGACTAACTTATTATTTATATAAAGGTTCAGAGATGACTAGAGGACTACTAAAAACCAACGCAGAAGAGTTGATCTCCCATAGGAAAGGTAAAACTAGGGGTGACCAAACCGTACATAAGTTTCCTGCTAATATAGGATCACACGGCACTCTTATGCATTTCTTTGAATACACTTATGGTGGTGTAAAAGGAGGCGAAAGACTTGATGGACATAAAGTTATGTTGCCTCTTCCCAAACAGATTAATGATAGCTTTAAAATTAATGTTGGGGGTGACGAAATTGGTATTCTTGGAACAGGTGCCGCCAATCTTGTTGGATTAGCACAGGATGCGGAAGCGGCTAAGTCAGTTGGCTCAAGCTTTGTTGATTCGATTGGAAAAGGAATTGATGCAATTGCGGGCTTTGCGGGTGGACAAAAAGATGCTGTAGCGGCGATGTCTTCAGCAATGGATAAAGCATCAAACACTGGACTATATCTAGCAAAAGCAGGATTGGGTACAGTAGCACCTGATATATTAAATGGTGTTGGACAGGGAAAAGGAAACGCAGTCAACCCATTCGCATCCTTAGTGTTTAAAGGAGTCGATCTTAAAGTGCATTCGCTTGAGTGGTTATTATCACCAGAGAGTGAAGAAGAGCAACGTGAATTAAAAGATATCATTAAAATCATTCAGCATAATATACTGCCAGACGCAACAAGCCCACTAGGAAATGACGCAGAAGGTCGAGAGCATGGGATGTCTGTTATGGATAAAGGTATTCTTAGATATCCCTCAATGGTTAATATCTATTTAATGGGAATTGATCAAGAGTATTACTTTAGATTTAAAACATCAATGATATCACAGTTTAATGTTGACTACACTCCTAATGGATTAGCAGTTAATAAGGGCGGTAAGCCATCAGCTATTCGTATTACAATGACATTAAACGAAGCATTTATTCATACAAAAGGTGACGTAGATAAGTATCCAACAACAGAAATCCAAAAAGTACCTGAAAAAACAGAACAAGTACTAGAAGATAGTTCAGATAATCAAGCCGATGTAGATGGTAATAATAGCAATAGCAGTCCTACTGGACAAATTCCAACAGATGCGCCCGCTCAATCAAGTGATGAAGTAAATATTACTAGTACTCTGCCTACTGGAGAGACAGTAGAAACAACTATACCTATAGCTGAAGCAGTTGAGTCAACAGGAAAGACTCAAGCACAACTTGCATCATCAACTAATCCAGTGTATAGATTTCCAGAAGTGCCGGGAGGATTTTAATCATGTCATACTTTAGTAGATTTCCTACAACATCATTCAACGGCGAAGAAGTTGTTGACATTACTCGTAAGGTCGCCCTATCAAATACGACAAGAGATAACGCTCTATCTTATATGAGCTATACAGTAAAAGAGGGAGAAAGGCCTGAAGATATCGCATATTATTACTATGATGATCCGTCATACGCTTGGTTAGTATTAGCATCTAATGATATTGTTGATCCGTATACACAGTGGCCGAAGAATCATAATGCATTTGAAAGATACATTATGAACGAGTATGAGAGCGCATCAGGTACAACAGGATACGCAGTCATTGAGTGGAGTAAGAACGCTACTCTCGGTGCTAACATCGTAGAGTATAGAACACACTCTGACTCTAATATTAAATTAAATCGAGCCTCCTATCTAGCACAAGACGATAACGAAAAGTCTGAGTTCTATCCAGTTCGAGTATATGATTATGAATTTCAATTAAATGAATCAAGACGAGAGATTGTTTTAACGAATAAATCTTATCTAGAAGATATTGATAGTCAATTAAAAGAAGAATTAAATGCCAAGTAGTCAAGCACAAGCAGGATATTATGTTCTAAGATCATTTAAAGTTCGACCTATGTTCGATAATAGGGAGAATACTATATCTGATCACATAGAACTATCAAAGGTCATTGTCAACTGGAGTCTTTCAGAAGCAATGGGTTCGCCTTATATCACTGGAAGCGCAGTTATACACGAATCAGATAACCTCCTTGAAGATGTTCCGCTACGAGGAGAAGAAGAAATTGAAATCACTTACGAAGACTTCTATGGTGAAAGCGCCACGCAGAAATTTTTCCTATATGCTGTTGAAGATATAAGCCCCGAATCATCTATTAATGATAGAATGCAGTCATATACTATTAAGTTTACTACAAAACAAAAGCTATTCTCTGATACTAAAGAGATAAGAAAGTCCTTTGCTAAACAAAAGATATCACAAATAGTAGAAGAAGTCTATAACGATTACTTCATTACAGGCGATAAGTCAGTAGATAAAGAGATAGAGATAGAAGAAACAGATGGAGAACAGACATTAGTCATTCCTTCTCTTAAACCAGACGCCGCAATGCACTTTTTATCTAGAAGAGCATATAGTAGTGAGAATAATACATCATCATTTAGATTCTTTGAGACAAGAGAGAAGTATTTCTTTTGTACCTTTGAGTACTTAGTGGGAAAATATGGCGATTTGGGGGAGAAAAGTGGGGAAGAAATAAACCCGTTATTTTTTATATACAACACGTTAAATGACAATACGGGGCCAGGCCAAAGAGTAGCACAGCAGAGTATAAACGAGATTACATTTCCTTCAAAGGTCGATACATTCTCTGATATAAAGCAAGGCGCATATCGGCGGAGCGTGACAGAACTTGACATCAATACGAGAACCCGTATATCAAGAGACTATGATTACACGACAGAATACGATGGCCATAAGATGCCCGAAGAAGTTTCTCTAACACATTCGCAGGAGTTTGTCAACACTTATATGCCGACTCACGAGGCGCCTGAACAGATATTGATTACAGACTTTCCACAGATAGGAATGAACGAAGGAAAGGATAATATGCTTCGGCCTTATCAGCACTTCTATGAGAACTATACAGCAAAGCCTATTACACAGTATCATCTACAACGCAATTCGTTTAATGTTGTTATTAAGGGAAGGATTGAACTCTACCCAGGCATGATGATTAATCTTGATTTGATTAAGTTTAGTCATACGCCAGCGGGGACAAGAGAGAAGGATACTCAGCGAAGTGGTAAATATGTAGTGACTTCTATTACACATTCATTCAATGAAGATAACTATACTCAGTCGATTGGCTTATCTAGGGGTGGCCTAGTATGATGAATGCTTCGGTTGTTACTTCCATTATACCACATTTTTGCGGTTTGTCAACAAATATTTTAAAGGAATTTGATTCATGAGTGCAGGTTTTGACAATATGTTACACTTTGTGGGAGTCGTAGAAGACGCTCATGATCTAACAAATAGTGGGCGGGTGAGAGTAAGAGCGTTTGGAATACATCCTCCTCGTGATGCTAAGACGAATCAAGATAGTGTTCCTACAGCGTATCTTCCTTGGGCCACTGTATTAGATGGAACTTATGGAACGTCTCCTATCATTCCAAGTGTCGGAGACTGGGTGTTTGGATTCTTTATTGATGGACGAGAAGCGCAACAACCCATCGTTATGGGCAGACTGCCGGGGATGAATTTGTCATTTCCAGCAGGATCAGGTGAGCCTGGAGAAGACGGATACACTCCACCAGAAGCGATTCATAAATGGGGCGAGCCACATTGTCATCGATATGTGACTGGAGAAGATGCCGCAATGGGACAGGGAGTGAATCAACGAGTCTATCAGAGAAGCAATATAGAGACTGCTGATGGGGGATCGTTTGATGAACCCGCTATTATGATGCCTGAGAATAACTATAACAATAGAGTGATTCAATCAAAAGATGGAGATAACTTCATTGTATTAGGATCAGCAGAAGATGGAGATGCTAGTGATTACTTTTTGATCTCTCATAGTTCAGGATCAGTTGTACAGATAGATGCTAACGGCACAGTCTTTATTAAAGCATTTGGAGACAAGTATAACTCAACAGAGGGATGTGAAGCAACGAATGTTCAGGGATCGTTTGATCAGAACATTAGCGAAGACTATACATTACAAGTAGGAAAGTCTGGAACGATTAAGATTAAAGGCGACCTTGATATCGAGTGTAATGACTTTAACGTAAGAGCCGCTCGTAATATTAATCTACACAGCGCACTTAAAACGAATGTATCAGGAGCAGGCATTGGACTTCATGCTACAGCAGATGATATCAATATGGTGGCTCAAGCAAATCTAAAAGCAATGACGAACCTGGGAGGAATGTACTTCAAGTGTCTCATGCCGGGTAATATAGCAGGAGATGGAGGAGACTTTCATGTTGACTCATATA